CGCACCTGCCACACGATCGGCACCGGCTCGGCCACCACCCGCCAATGCCACGCAGAAAACGACCCGTCCGAGAAACCCCAGTCCGGGCTGCGGCTATCGGCCTCACGATCCCGCTGGTAGGCGTCGATCAGCTTGCGGGGCAGGTAGGTGAGTCCGAATGCGAACAGGTGACAGACCGGCTCACCCTCGTCGACGTGCCGGAACCCCGATCCGGGGTCGTCGCTGACCTGCCGCCGGTGCGCCCACACTGACAACGCCCCCTCGGGGAGCGGTTTCGGCCGGTCATAGTGCCAGTAGGGCCCGTACCGGTACAGCCGGTACGGTGCGGCCAACACCCGGCCGGGGTCCTCACGGGCGAGCTCGGCGAATAGCTGCAGTTCCTCGATAGACACGGCCATGTCCCACTCGATCAGAAGCACGTCGTCGCCGACATCGGCCAGCACCGAGTAGTCGTAGCCGGACATCGTCAGCCGCTCAATGTCGTCGACCACATACGACCGTCCATCGGGGATGGTCTCGGGGAACGAACGCAGCAGCTTCACGGCGCCACCACCGGCTGCGGGGCCACACCCGCGAACACGGCGGCCAGCCCACGCAGACGCCACGGCGCGACCCATCCGGCCGGCTTCCACGCCCGCACGAACACCCCAGGCGCCTGCGGGTCGTCGACCACCTCGACCGGGCGGAAACCGGCGGCGAGCATCATCCCCCGCACACAGTCCACCGTGTACCGCCAACAGTCGACCGGGAACGGGTGATAGGGGAACCCCGGCGAGCGCGTGGTGAACATCAGCAACCCACCCGGGGCCAAAACCTCACACATGCCCGCCACCGCGGCCTGCCAGTCGGCGACGTGCTCGAGCATCTCCGTCGACAGGACCACATCGAACGCTGCCGCGCCGAACACCCCGGCAAGCTGCCCGGCCGGCACCACCTGGTCCACCCGCGGCCCGGGCGTCTGGTCCACGCCCACATACGACACCGGCCCGTGCGCCTCCACCATCGGACGCACCGAACCGTTGACGTCGTACGAGCCGACCTCGAGCACACGCCGGCCCGCCACCTCGCCCGGTGTGAGCGAGGCAGCGAACCATGCCAGCACAGAAGCGTGCAATGTGGACCCGTCTTCCGGATCAGAACGACGGGGTGACGAGGCCCGTACCAGACACCTTCTGGTGCGAGTTGGCGTAGCGGCGCAGCGTGTACGCGTAGTAGCCGTACAGGACCAGCACGACGCCGAGGTTTTCGGCCTTCGCCTCTTCGGTGCGGATGAACTGGGGGGCGTTCGGGTCCTCCCACAGGTAGGACTCCTCGGACGGGACAATGTAGACCTCGTCCTGGTTGGTGCCCGCGCCAAGGTTGGTGGCGATGTTGTTGTCGACGATGACGACCGTGCCGTTGGGGAGCAGGCCGCGGAACCCAGCGCCGTAACGCTCGGCATAGTTGATGCCGGCGCTTTGCGGGCTGATGCCCTGCTGGCCGATGAGCGGCCACTGGTTGGTCATCTCGGCCTGCAGCCAGAACCAGCGACGCGAATGCATCACAGCCAGGTCAGGGGTCGCCTCTCCCAGCAGCGCCGCCTCAGAGCCCGCCATCGCCCCGATCAGCTTGCGGTAGAACTCCACCCCGGTCGGGCTGGTGTCGTCGTAGGTGTTGGCCACGGCCACCGCCGCGAGACCAGTGGTGGCCTGCGTGATGATCGTCAGGTCGAGGTTCTTCGCGTACTGGCGCTGCAGATCGCGCATCGTGACCTGCTCGATCCCGGCGCCACGTTCGACCGCCTGCCGGCTGATCGTCTGACGGCCCGCGGCGGTCAGGACGTTCTCCGTGAGCAGCGTGTCATCCATGTTCGTCTCGGATGCCGCGTCGTTTTCGTTGGCCTGGTTCGCCACGCTCGACGATGTGGTGATCCGCGAAATGTTGACTGTCATACCTGACGGGGGCAGGTCCAACTTCGTCATCGCGTCGGCCAACGGCCGCCGCGCCGACACGGCCGGGGCGTACAGCTCGGTCAGGTACTGCGGCACTGTCAGACCGCTGAACGCGCCCGTGCCGGTGGCCCGCTCTACCAGATACTGGCCACGCTCGCTGCGCTCTTCCTGCATGTGGTGCGTGAGCCGCAGGTTGGCCTCAACGTCGTTGCCCAGCTTCGCGGCCAACACGTCCTTCAAGAACTCTGCGCCGCGCCGGCAGTTGTCCGGGTTGTAGGTGCGCTTCTCAGCCCCGATACGCGCGACCCGGTCATAGGCCGGTTTCGCCGCCTGCGTGCGCGGGTCGGGGGTGATGTCGTCCATCGCCCGGGTGTTGTCGTCTTCCTGAACCTTCAGGGCCCGCAGTTCGCCCAGGCGCTTCTTGGCGCCGGCATGGTCGCGGGCGGCGCGGTCCATGATTTCTTTCTGGGCCGCCACCTCGCCCTCCTCGTCCGGGGTCATGGACGAGCGGCCCTCCTGGACCAGCCTGCCGTGGATCATCCGGATGGTGGCGAGCGCTTTGGCGTGACGCTTCCGCGCCAGGTCGTTGTCAGCCTCAGCCGACACGATGAGATCGTCGAATGTTGCTTGCATGGGGGGTCGCCTCTCGGCACGCAGGGAAAAGGGATCTCCCAACGCGCGGACGGCCACCGAATCTCCGGCAGACTGCCGTGCGGCTCCCGCGGGGTCATCCGCCCCGGGGGTGTATGGGGGGTTACAGCGCTCCGGCCCCCATATCGGCTTCTGCCAGGGCCAGCATTGACTCTAGAAACAGTACGTCGTTTGCCCCACTGGGCACAGACCCAAGCGGCGACGTGTCGGCCCCGTCGAGCTCGGCCGCCAACATCTGCAGCCCTGTTAGAGGGCGCTCGGCTGGTCCGCTGTGGAGGATCGTTGCGGTACGCGTCATCTGCGCGAGGTCCGCTCTGCGGTTGAGCCGGTCCAGTGCCGCACGGGCGGCACCTGCCGGCAGCTGGTCCAGCTCGTCCAGGATCTCCCGGGAACGGCCGGCGATGTCAGTGTAGGGGTTCGCGCCGAAGTTGACCGCACTCGTATCGCCACGGTCCAGATCGAACTCGTCGATCCGGTACTCGGTGTAGTCCGGAGACCACCGCCCCGCGGTGATCATGAAACGGAATGACTGCTCCGTGATGATCCCGTCCTCGATGCCGTGGCGCAGTAGCTGCACGTCGTCACGATTCGGGTTCAGCCAAGCCCGGTTCCCGCCGCCGTAGTTGTCGCTCCACAACTCGAGCGTGTTCGACGAGTTGGTGCGCGCCATAGCCAAACCGGTGTGGTTGATCACAAAGATGGTGTCGGGGGAGGCCTTCACCGTCGCCGCGCCGGCGCCGGCGCTCACCATCTCGACGTAGGGGCCGTACTCGTCCCACATCTCGTATCCACGCTCGTAGATGGTGAAATAGCCTTCCACCACATAGAACTGTTTGCCGTCCCGCTCGGTCAATGTGGCGGTCAGCGACGGGGGCCGCTGTCCGGCCGGCATCCGGTCAGCCATCCACTTCGTACACACTCGGCGCCACCCGGCGCCGTTCGGCGGGGTGGACCGCAGCTGCTGGCCTTCCTCACCGCCAGACTCGGCGGCTTCCTTCCGGCGTGACGCCGCCAGACGTATCTGATCGGACACGACCGGGCCAGCGGCTGCTGTCACGCTGACAGCTGACCGGTTCTGCACGGTGGCCACGACCCTCTCCCTCGTGCGTTGCTGAGACTGCCGCGACGGCGCCGGCGCCGCGCGTCGACCCGCGTACCGGAATGGGGTCAGGTCGTGCGCCCGCATCATCCGCTCATCCGGGCCTTGGTCGGCCGGCCGCCGCTCGACCGGTTCGTCGACCCGGTCCGCCAACCCCATCTCAACCGCCTCGTCGGCGAACATCCACGTTTCGGCGAGCATCAGTGCACGCCACTCGGCGACCTCTCCGCCGCCGCGGCGCTGGTAGATGCCCGCGACGTTGTCTGACTGCCGATCGAGCCAGGTGATCAACTTCCGCATGGCGGTGGTGTCGCCTTCGAACGTCACCGACGCGTCGTGGATCATCAGCTGCGAGCCGGGCATCATCACGATCTCGTCGCCGCCCATCGCGATCACCGACGCGGCCGACGCGGCGAGAGAGTCCACATAGACCACCACCCGCGACGTGTGGTGCCGCAGCGCGTTGCAGATCGCGATCCCGTCGAACAGGGCACCGCCGGGCGAGTTGATCCGGACCCGGATGACCGGCGCGGTGATCGCCTCGAGCTCCTCGACCAGCTCGGCGGCCTGGATCCCCATCGACCCGCCGATTTCGTCGTAGATGAACACCGTCGCCGCGCCGCCGTCACCGCCGGTCCCGTCGGCGTTGCGGACCTCATACCACGGCAGCCGGATGCTGGGCAGCTCGGTGAGCGGCACACCGTCGCGTGTGGCTTGCGCGATCAGCCGGGCCCCGGTGCGGGCAAGCCTGTTCTCCAGGCGGCGAAGGTGGACGCTCACCACGGCACCTCACTATCCCAATCGGACTGTTCACCTGACGGTAACGCTCGGCGGGTCGTGTCCGCGAACACCCGCAGCGGTTCAAGTTCGTCCATCATCATCAGCGCCTCGGTGTTGGCTTTGGTTACCGGCGGGTCGGCGGGGGTCGGGTTTGTGCGGGGCGCGCCGAACAGCCGCGCGAACTCTTCCTCTTGCTCGGGGGTGAGCGGTGGCAGGTTGTCTTTCGCCCGGGCTTCGGTGACGGTCATCCGCCGTGACTTGATCGCGGCGTCGAGCACTTCGCCGCGGGTCTTCGGGTCCATCCGCAGCAGAGCGTCTGTGTTGAGCTTCACGAACCGTGGCGCCGGTAGGAGTTTCGACAGGTTCTTTTCCCGCCGGACAACGGCAAGCCCGAGGCCCATGATCAGGAATTGCAGGTTGCGTTGGGTGATGGACGCGTAGGTCAATGTGCCGGGGGCGGAGATCGCGGCGTCGATAAGGTCGGCGGGGCAGTCCAGGAACCGGCAAATGTCGGCCAGCCCGAAACGGCGGGATTCGAGCCATTCCATGCCCATCGCCTCGGCCTGCATAAAGTCATATTCCCAATCGGCTCCGTACACGAACAGGTCCCCATTGGACACCGACGCGTTGTAGCGTTCCTTGATGGTCGCGGTTTCCTTGGGTTTGAGTTGCTTTTCCTTGTTACGCATTCTGGCTTTCGGCACACCCGCACCGGCGAACCAGTCCAGGGCGAACTGCTGCGCGGAAAGGTATTCGCCGATAGACCACGCCGCATAGGCGATAGGTGACAGACCGACATCGAGCCCGGCCACCCGATATTGCCGCTCGTGCCACACCTGTTCCGGCTGGTAAATCCGGCCGTCGATACGATAATCGAGCTTGTTGGTCCACTTGCGGCGGATAACCTGACACGTGTTGATATCCTGCAAATCGATTCGTGCCGGCAGGCCGAGCGCGTTCTGCTCGGTGATCAACCCGATCGTGTTACCGGCCCCATCCAAATCCCACTGCGTCGCCCACATCCAGTCCACATAGTCCCACTCTTTCCCCCCGGGCTCCACCAAGATCGGCGACTTCGGCATCTCAACCTGCAACCCCGCGACCTTGCGGTACACGTCAACCGGGAACGTCGAAATCAGGTTCGCGCGCAACCGCCGGCACGCCCACACCGCCGAATGCCGCAAAGCCGTTTCGTCGGTCACGCTCACCGCACCGGTACGCCTGCCGGTCCGCTCAGGCGGATAAGGCCCGTCGACAGTG